CCAGCAAGTAATGCTAGTTTCGGATTAGCAGCAACAAATTTTAGTAAGTTAGGTAAAACCTTAGTTAGAAGTGTGATACTTCCTCTAATTAAAGTCGCAGTTATTTTTACAACAAATCTACCCAGACTAGTGCCAAATAAAAGATATGCTGCAAGAAGTTTTGGCCAATGATCTTCTAAAAACTTACCAATGGCATTGATCTTTCCTTGATTTTGTGGATCAGAGAACCAATCAATGAACTTAATTATAAATCTACCAACAATGACCTTCATAAAGGTCTCAAAAATTTTACTCAGAATATTCTGAACAGGAGCAATAACTTTCTTTGCCCCCTTTAAAACTTTTCCTAATCCACTCTCCTCAAATCTAGATTCGGTTGCTGCTCTTTTTTTATTTTGAGATTCTTTTCTAGCTCTATTTGATTGTTTTTTAAGTAAACTGTTTCTCTCTTGAAGAAGACTTACAATATTCCCAAGAGATTTAATAATTTCCTCTATTGGACTCAGTTCTTTTGCTGGTGCCAGTAATTTTTGAGGTGCTTCTGTAGCACCACCAACATTTTTTAGAGGACTTGTTTTTCTAATAGAAGTAACAGATATTTTCTTCTTCTTTACTTTAAATCTACCTTCACTTCTCTTTACCCTCTTGAACTCATCAGTAAGTAATTCAGTTTCTTCTGTAGGAATATTACTCTTCGACATTCTGGCAGCAGCCATTCTCTCTTTTAAGAGAGTTTTATATGTCGCATAGTCAATATCAAAGGTATCGTCGATACCAAGAAGTGTTAAAATTCTTTCGTCTATCTCTTCACTAACAAGGTTTTGGTCTTGATTGTTTTTCGCACCTCCACTCACGACGAGAGCAGATTCTTTCTTTGCCTCGTCGCGTATAGATTTTAGGAGATCGTCAAGACTAGATGCCATTCGCTTGCTGTGCTTTTAACTTTTCTTCTTCCAAATGTTGCTGCAAAAACGCAACATAAATGTCACGCTCCCATGGTATCAAGTTTTCTATCTCTGTTAATGAGTATTTATGGTACTGCATCAAGGCAAAGTTCAATCTATAATATGCCTCAAGGTCCATATGGACCATGCCTAGCCGAAAAAACTTGCCAGTCCCTCAAGCACTACATCACTTTTCACTTTAGTTTTGGGATTGTAAACCTCAACTGTATGACTTAACTTTGGCATTGTTGAGAAAAACTCCTCAATACCTTTAAATTGAGAAGAGTTCATCGACTCAATAAATTCACGAACCTCTTTCTTAGTACAATCAGCAACAGACCATACTTCATCAGCAGTATAAACTTTGTCAATACATGATGCAATCAGTTCAAATGACTGATCCATATCACTAGCACCTGCAATATCAAAATTGTTTTTGATGAATTCGTCAAGAGATGGGTATCTCATCTCCATCATAATCTCATCATCAATCTTGATTTGATTTGTGTGCTCATCACTTTTCACCACTTGAATATCATCCAAGTTCACAGTCACAGTTGCCGATGTTTCGTTATCATCAGGACAAATGAGATTTACTTCAATCTCTTCTCCGACAGACTTTCCACGGATATTCAAAAAGAGATATTCAATGTCAAAGGTAGGAAGTTGTTCTACCTTAATACCTCTAGTCTTAATACAACTCTTAATGACTGTTTTGATTGCAGTAGTGATCTGTTTTGTATCCTCACTTTCCAATGCAATTACAAGAACCTTCTCCTCCTTTACAAGGAAAGGCCTATATTGGATAGATTGACCAGATGAAGGCAACTCAAGTTCATAAGTTGGTGTAGAAATCTTTGGTAAAGGCATAATATCCTATAGAATTATTTCAGTGTGATTATTTATTGGTCAAAGACGACCGTTGTTGATGTTCGCCTCTTGAGAAACAAACTGAAGAATTTCTTCTTCACTATATCCAATCTCAGCAAATGCATTTCTATCTGCCGTTGATAATTTAGGAGTTTCAAATCCTGTATCCTGCAAAGGAATAGAATTTTCCTGTGCTTGTTCTTGTGGAGTTTTTGGTCTTGGATCTATTTTAGTTCTATCTGTTGTAGAACCTGCCACATCAGTAATATAGTATCTTGTATATGACATGCTTACAGTCACTTTTAAAAGATCACTCGAATCATAAGAAAGTGGCATTGAGTTGACTGAAAGTGGATATGCAGAAATAAAATTATAATTCAAGAATGAATTATAATCTCTTTCATATTTTATTACAGAAAGACCACCATAGTAATCTTTTGGATACCTCATCCTATAAGAATAATTTTCATTAGCAATCAATTGATTTTCTTCAGCAGCAATATATTTCATCCAACCTTCAAAAAATCTGATAGTAAGATATCTGTTGGGGGTAGCCTGATCAGTATTAACATTACTAGGAGATTGCATGACATAAAAAGTAAGATCAACTTTTCCATCAAAGTTTCTTCTGTATGCATGTTTCTCAGTCACACCAGTATAGTCACTAGTGGCTTCATGAGTCATGAAAGATGATCCAGGAAGAGATGCCTGTGAGCAAGATAAATGAAGAAGATCTTGATTGAAACCTTCTAAACCATTTTCAGATTTGAAACTATTCCAAGTGTAATCACTATCTCCTGTTGGTTGATTGATAAAAATATCAAAATGAGATGTTGTTGCTGGACGCATTAAGTTTGACTTAATGACATCCACCGACCTCCTTTTTGGTGTCGGTGAGTTTACGTATGCCATCTATAAATAGATTTACCTTATATATTATGTAGTAAGGATAATGGCAGGAACTTTAAAAAGTAGATATAAACCCTCATTCCCAAAGAAATATAAAGGTGATCCAAACAATATTATATGTCGTAGTAGTTGGGAACGCAAGTTTTGTAGATGGTGTGATTTGAATGAAAATATTCTGCAGTGGGGAAGCGAAGAGTTTTCAATTCCATATGTGTCTCCATTAGATAATAGAATCCACAAATATTTTCCAGACTTTATTATTAAATTAAAAGAGAATAGTGGGAGAATTAAGACTTATGTAATTGAAGTTAAACCAAAGAAACAAACACTTCCACCAAAACCTGGAAAGAAACAAACTAAGTCATACATTTATGAAGCAACTGAGTATGCAAAGAACCAGGCAAAATGGAAAGCCGCTCAAGAGTTCTGTGCCGACAGAGCAATTGAATTCAAGATCATAACAGAAGACGAACTAGGTATCAAGTAATGGATAGGGGATTCGAGATCAAAGACATGTTGGTCGGCAATGAAACTCCCGACGAAATAATGGATTTGATTACAGATACCTTTGAGACTGTATTAGCACCTGAAGTTGGTGGATACTACACCTTCATCTATAGTCCTACAACACCCAACATACAGTATGATCAATATCCTCTTGTAGCAGTTACAGAGCTATTCTCCTGGGGATTTAGAGGTATCAATTATCACTGGGGCGAATATAGAAACTATGGTTGGGGTGAGGTTGGTGCAAATTCATTTCACCAAATCTCTAGTACAGAAATAAAATCTGTAAGATCCCTGCCTTATGCAAAATACCTGCTAAATAACTAAAAAGAACCCTCTGCAATGGCGTCCAAGCAAAGCAAACCAAGTGTAGTTTCAAGGGGAACTAGTGTAAGAAATCAGAAGAAGAGTTATTATGTAACTGATGTAACTACTCTTGCGGATGGTTCTGTGAAGCGAGAAACTTATAGGACTGACAAGAACGGTAATAATCAAGTAAAGATATCCGAAGTAACTGCTAAACCTGATGGAACTATTGAAGATGAAGTTCTATCAACAGCAACTGCTCAAGAGAAAAAAGATCTAGCAAATCCTAATTCAAAGTTAAGGAAAACAATAAAAACTCAAACAGATTCTGTAAAAAAAGATATTGTAGATAATAATATTGATGGGGTAACTTCTGATACTGTAGATAAAGCAGGTGGTGGTAGTGGTAATAATCAGAAAACTAATGATGGAGATGGTGGTGATGCTAATGCTCCAACTGATGCAGGACCTGAATTAAAGGATATAAAACAAAGAACAAATTATCAGCAAGTCATAAGGTATCCAGAGGATCTTGATACGAACAAACAAGATTTTCTCAAACTCATGATGGTTGAATACCAACCTAGAGGTTTAAATTTTCAAGCAGGTGGCTTGGGAATTGCACCAAGGGGAAATTTGGATAGTGCATTAAGTCCCGATGCTACCTCAGTAGGAGGAAGAAATATTCTTTCCAACATATTCCTTCCAATTCCTGGAGGAATCAACGATTCAAATAATGTTGGGTGGGGTGATGATAAATTAGATCCAGTGAAATTAGCACTCACAAAAGTTGCGGGATCTTTTATCATGGGAGAAGATGTTAGGAATCAAGTATCTCAAATTGCAGGAGGAGTCCAAAATAATTCTGAAGAAGTTAAAGATGCAGCAGGAGCTAAGATAACTGAGGGAATCACAGGAGTCAATAAGTTAGCAAGAGAACAAGGTGCAGTATTAAATAATAACTTAGAGTTGTTGTTCTCTGGAGCACAACTTAGGAAGTTTAGTTTTACTTTTAATTTCACTCCAAGAAGTAAAGATGAAGCACAGAGTGTACTGAAAATTATTAGAACACTGAAGCAAGGAATGAGTGCTAAGAAATCAAACAGTTTCTTATTTGTAAAATCACCTCATACATTCTTCCTTGGATATTATAAGGGAGGATCTCAGAGACTACATCCATTCCTAAACAGATTTAAAGAGTGTGCTCTAACTCAACTTTCAGTTCAGTATGCACCCGCAGGGAACTATGCAACATATACAGATGGTTCTCCCACACAATATACGGTTCAGATGTCATTCGCTGAACTTGAACCAGTATTTGATGATGATTATGGTGATGATTATTCTAACGTAGGATTCTAAAATGGGTTACTTCAATTACGTTCCAGATTTTAATTATGTTGATAGGGCTGCCAATGCAAGAATTGGAAGTCAAGTCAAAGTAAAAAATCTTTTCAGAAGAATTAAACTTAGAGAAGATATTTTTCAGGACTCAACAGTGTTTGAAAAATATCAAATCAAAGGTGACGATCGTCCTGATAATGTTGCAAATGAAATTTATGGAGATCCAGAACTTGACTGGTTAGTTTTAGTGTCAAACAATATCATCAACATTCAGACCGAGTGGCCTATGCCACAACTTACATTCGATTCTTTCTTGCTTGATAAGTATGGATCATATGAAAAATTAAATGAAGTACATCACTATGAATCAATAGAAGTCAAGAATGCAAAAGGAATTGTTGTTTTAAAAGCAGGTCTGACCGTAGAGAAAGGTGCATCATATACTTACTATGAAGATGGTCAACCAGCTTTCGTAGAAACTGGTGATATATCCAAACCAGTCACCAATATATCATACGAGACAGCGTTAGAAGAAGCAAAGAGAAATATATCTTTAATCAAACCAAGATATCTTCCAGTCATTCTTGATAATATTGATGGTCAGATGAAATACAAAAAAGGTTCCTCTGACTATATCAGCGGAACCTTGAAATCATCTAGCAATATTAGACTAACTACTTAAACAACAAACTGTAGTAAGTTGCGATAACTAAGAGGGTCAAACATGCCCTCTCATATGTCCATCTCACTCTTCAGCCAGTTTCTGGAAGTATGACAGTGCATCATCTTCGTCTGCATCAGACTTGGTAGGACTCAGGTTGTTGAGTTCTTCCTTCATACTTGCAGGCATAGGATTGATGTCACGACCATTGAAGTCAGGAGTGAAACTACCGCGAGTGTTATCTTCATCAGCAGTCTCTTCGTCGTAGCGAGCAGGTGCTTGCTTCTGACCCAGAACCATCTTCAGACGCTTCTCAAGATCCTCATAGGACTTGAACTGATCAGCAGCAACCAGTGCCTGCAGTGAATACTGCTTCTTCCACAGTGCCTCAAGGGCATCGTCATCATCAAGGAGAGGGGAAGGTGCTGCGAACTCAGAGGAGTCGTAGTTCCAGTAACCTGCAACCTTCTTCAGTTTCAGTTTGAAGTTTGCACCCTGCCAGAAGTCAAAGGGATTGATTGCAGTCTCGTCCTCATACTCAGGCTGCATTGCTTCCATGATCTTGTCGAAGATCTTCTTGCCGAACTTGTAGAGGAAGACTTTACCTTCGTTCTGAGGATTTGCTTTGTCCTGCACAACATAGATGTTGGCATAGAAGGACAGTTTGCGCTTCTGCTTGCGGACAGTATCTTTGTCTGCATCGATACCGCTGTTCCAGAGTTCACGATTGTACTCAGACACAGGATCCTTACCACCAGTGGTAGTCAGGGAGTTCTCAATATACCAGCCACCAGGTCCCTGGAAAGCGTGGGAGTACAGTTTGACCCAAGGGAGGTCTTCACCATCAGGAGCAGGCAGGAAGCGGATTACAGCGTAACCATTACCAGTCTTATCCATCTCTGGTTTCCACAGGCGGTCATCACCACCGCCACCAGTATTGTTCTGCTTCTCTACTTCCTTAACCAGTTTAGCGGTCAGAGAACCAAGAGAAGATTGCTTTTTAAGATTTGCGAAAGACATAGGATTCGTTAGATTTGTTGGATTTGGCCTTTGTGGACTTCGTTATTCTACAGGTCTGAACCTGTAATGTCAATCTGTTGACGCATCGATTCCAAGAGAGTGGACATGTTACCAAAGATGACACTCATGTCTACATCCTTCGGCATTCCCATAGCGACTGCCGATTCAGTGATGCGTCGTTTCATTTCGATTGCTTCGGGATCTTCAGACAAGCTCAGTCGAGTGTAAAGAGTCTGTTGTTTTGATAACAACTTCTCTAACATTTTGACATGCTTAATCTTTTCATCTTTACTCATCGTAGGAAACTTGAAAACGTTTCCATAAATGTCTTCTTGTAACTCTGAAATTTCAACCATTTCAGAACGAACGAATTCAGAATCAAAGAAACTCATTTGACACTCCCTAGAACAATCTCTTTTAGAATTTTTTTATAACGAAATACATCTATATGTAGGAAAGAAGAATATTTTTTAATTCTCATACTTACGGTTTCCCACACTGGATCAGACAAATGTTTATCAAAGTCTTGCCTGAACCCAAGTATCTTATCAAGAATGACCATGGTCTCAATAGATACTTCACCTCTAAGGTATGACTTGAGGATTTCTGGGTGACGTGATCCATCTTTTGCAAACATACAATCAAAGTTGTTGTCTGCAAACAAACGTTCAACTTCCTCTCTGAATAGGTAAGAAAGAGACTGGGTTCTCTTTTTCCAATCAGTGTATCGACCTTCACCTTCGCGTATCATTTCTCCTATCCAAAGCTTACTTGGATCAGTGCAGGTGATAAAGTTAGACACAAAAAATTCAACCACCTCTTGGTCTGACTTGTTCCTTGCAAGTTTCTCAAACCAGAAGCGGTCTTTTCTTTTATAGAAAGATTGTACGGTCGCACGACTCTTTCCACAATACTTGTGGTAGTCATACTTCTCTTTGGTAAAGTGATTCTTCAAAGAGAGGTATTGCTTATAGGCATCAAAAGGCATCATCAAAAAGTAATAGAGTCAAATTTTTGCCGGGATTTTTTTCAACCCAAAATGGAATTAAAGTGGCAATTTAGCACGGGAGCTCCGCTTAAGGAAGTTCAACTCCATAGCTTCGCACTTGATCTTTTCTTTAAGTGGTTTGGAGATCAGTTTTGAAACGGACT